CTATATTTTGCGGGGTCTGCCTACTGCTTTTTTCAAATCTTCCGGCCTGCTTTCTAACCAGTCAGATAATTTTTTTAAATTCCATCTTCGACCTTTTACAGTTTCAGTAATGTACTTTGGTTTTGGAAATTCCTTTAAGCAAATAATGGATGCTTTGAAATATCCTTTTTCATAACTTAAAAATTCTGCCGCCTGGTCATCTGTCAACCAAATGTCTGAAGGTGGTAGGGCAACAATGAAGTTACCCATGTTCGCCATTGCTGTCATCACAATCCCTCCACATCTAAAATTGTCATCGTTCCCCAATGAACCGCACCGGTATCAATCCAGTAGCAGTTATCACGCTTGCATGGTTTTTGGGTAACAGTGTGGCCCATGATTACTGCATGAACTCCTGATACATGCGCGTATTGTTGGTTTTCTTCATCCAGTCGATCACGACCCCACATTGCTAATTCAGTAGGGAATCGCTCTTTTTTAATAATGTGCTGAGCCTGATCGAAATTATTCAGAATGCTTTTAAATTCATCCCAATTGTTCTGCTCAATATGGCCATGTACAAAACCAAATTTTCGACCCTTATAATTAATTTCTAAAGCAATTGGCAACATCTTAAGCTTTTCAATAATTTCACGTTGAACCTGGTAATCCAACTCGTAAAACCACTCACCACCATTTTCAATATGGCAGTTATAATAAGATCGATTAATATCACCCATAATGACCAAATCTTCATGATTACCTTTGACAGAAGTAAACCATGGTTGATCAATGAGATTTACACATTCTTCATTTTGGATACCGCGATCTACCAGATCACCAACTGCAACAAGCAGGTCGTTTTCAAAGTCAAATCCAATCTCATTCAAGCGATTCATGAGAAGGTTGTAGCAGCCGTGAATATCACCAACTGCATAAACCTTACCTTTAATTTCCTTATCCCAAACTTTTACAAAAGACATTAATTAACACCCCCTAAACTCACCTCAAAAGGCAACTTCACATCAACGCCTTTCACCTCATTCCGTTCCACATAATCGTTAAAAACTTCATATGCCAGATCAACGTCTTCACTGTTCATGATGTAATGTGTACCACCAATTTTTCGAGCTGCTAAAGATTCAAGAAGGTCTTTGGCTTGTTCTAATTTTTCAGTCATTGGCCGGCTCCTCAACCACAGTCATGCGGTATTTTTTACCATCGACATCAAATAAAATATCCATAGCTGTTTTTTGAAGATGGATCGCTACTGCTGTGATAGCCGAATCAGTAACATCCTCTTTTTTTCCGACCACAATACCTTTATTTATATCTACTCGACTTGCATAGATTTGGTTTGTCAACATTGAGCAAACGACACGCATTGGATTAGTCATTGGCTGGCTCCTGTGCTTCGATTAACCTTCCACCACAAAAACAGCAATGAGTGAATCGATGGTCATGCGGTTTATCTTCAGGTTCAGTAAATACAAAACTTTGTCTGCACGATGTATCAAAATAACCGTCTTCATTTTGCAACCATGTGCATTTCGGCACCGCTTGGGCTTTGGCTTGCCATATTTGCCATGCGCTACGCACTTCGGAATAATAGAACTCACCACTAGCATTTAGCTTAAATGCAAACTCGTTACCGCCAAAGTTAAGAGTAAATGCATCTGTATTTCTAAATGCAGCTTTAAAATCTTCTTTTTCTTTAATATCCATCACGCCACCTTCAACATAATTGCTTGAGCTTTAAGGCGAACTACAAAGTCCTTGCCATGTCTCAACCATAATTCTAAGAACAACTTGAAACGCTTTTGAGCTGCTTCATTCATTTTGCCAAGACCGTCAATTTTCAGACTTGGCTTATTGGGTTTAGTGAAAACTGCTTCACCTTGAATCTTGTTAATTACACAGTGGTATTCATCATTTGCGTTAAAGATGGTGAATACCGGGATTAAGTGTTTAGGGCAGATCATGCGGCAACCTCCAACTTGTACCCACGCTTATCAAGAATTTCGCAAAGCACATCTTGAGCAACACGCGTCTTATTTATTAATTGTTGTTCACGTTTTGCATCACGTGGCTTAAAAATAGTAGTGATGCGCAATTCAGGAAGGATGTGCCCGACAATGTGCCAGTCTTCCGGTTCTTGCTTCTTGATTAGATGGCTTGGTGTATCTACCAAACCAAATACAAGCCCTGCATTATTCCGATCCCATAGGTGCATATAGGTATCGAGCTGCCACTCATAAAGCTTTTTGTCGCCTTCACGAATAACCAAAGGGAAGGTCTTTTTTGAATAAGAGGACTTAATATCAAGAATTAAATCTTCATCTTCCTCATTGATGTCGCACTCACCAGTGAATAAATCACTGGTTTTGCGCTCGGTATTTTTTACATAAAAGCTGCCGGAAACTTGGTTGTAGAGAGCAATAGTTTGATCTTCCACAACACGACCTTTTTCAATTTCAAAGGTGTTTAAGGCAGGCTTCCAATTCAGCAAGATTTGGCTTGCCAACTCATAAACATGAGTCAGCGCACCATCTGCCAAAGTATCCCTATCTGGGTAAGACATGAGCTTACCGATGCTTGAGGCTCTAAACTGAATCATGTTCAATCACCTCAGTTTGAGCCTTGATATAATTCAACAACTCATCTGGAACATTGTAGTGACCAATGATTTGCTCCAAACTAACCTGACCAGCCTTAATTTTCTTAATAGCTGCATCAGCCTGTTTTTCAGTTAACACAGGTCGAGTATCTTCAAGGCGTTCAGCCGGTTGCTCTTTTGGAGTCACATCAACAATACCCTGATTATCTTGCAACTCATCATCGGTATACACACCAAGAATCACGTCAGGGAAGTGCAGTCGAGCTAATTTTTTGATAGCCAGATAAGCAATTTGCTGTTTAGGGTCATTAACCCAAAGTGGTGAATTGCGCACTGATCCAACCTGAGCAAATGACACATCATGCACACGTGGCTCTGATTCACCTTTAATTGTTACCCAGGTACGAACACCGACATCATGAGCCTTGCATTCCTTGCCGTTCACTTTTGACCAGTCGCCATACCATTCAAAATTAGGGCGGCCAAGGATAGGGGCTTTGGCAATAATTACCGCGTTTACAAGTTGCGCTTCATAGCCCAAGTTGCCGTTTACCAGATGAGTCTTTTGAGCCACAGCAAAAGGATTCATGCCCCATTGCATGGCCTGCATAGTTACCGCCAAGCAGTCACCAGAATTACCTTGCAGATGCTTCGGTACGGTGATGACCGCCTTGCACATGAAGTCAGCGAAAGCGACCATGTTTTGCATTGCAGCTGGATCTAAAACAAGATTCGATGTTTGCGCATTTACTGGCAGCGCTGGCGCATGTTGTACTGGTGCATTCATATTCTTATTCCTTAAAATTTGATTGAAACGTGAGGCACCAAGCCTTTATTGATTGCGTTCAGAATAGCTTTGCCCTGATCAGCGTTCACGCCAAGATCAGTCAGACCTTTAAGTGCTTCACCGCAGATTTGCTTTCTGTGCTCAACATCAGCCAAACGCGCTTCTTCCGCTTTACGCACAGCCTCAGCTTGTGCAAATTGTTCCGCCTCAATGCGCTGACGTTCTGCTTCAATAGCTTGTTGCTTTGCAATTTCAGCCTGTTTTGCATCATCAATAGCTTTTTGCTTCAAAGCTTGTTCTCGTAATTCAGCAGCTTCTTTTTCAGCTTTCAATCGAGCTTCACGCTGTTCTGATTCAGCTTTTTCATGTTGCACACGCTCAGCTTCAAAGCGTGCTTTTTCTTCTGCTTCACGAGTGGCTTTTTCGGCAGCTTCACGGGCAATTTGAGCTTCACGTTCTTGTTGAATGCGTTGTTGTTCAGCAAGGCGAAGGCGTTCTAATTCAGCCTGTTCGGCTTCGTATTTTTCGCGCTCTACCAATGCCTTGCGTAGAAACTCCAGAGTTTCGTATTTGGCAATTTTTGCCTGTTCCTCGAATTCCTCGAAAGATGAATCAATGACAATTTCTTCAACATTTCGAATCACACCCTTTAGCCAAACACTATCCTTATCTGCAATAACGGCAGTTTTGTAGAAATTGATAGAAAGAATACTTTCCTCATGCTTCGCCACACGATCCTTTTCAGCCTGTTCCCAAGCATCACGCGGTGCCAAGATTTCATTGCGAAGTTCATCAAATTTCTTAACAGTCGCAATGCGGTCATCATCAATAAGCTTGATCTGAGCCTTTTGATCAGCAACCAATTCCTTGCCACACTTCTCAATAAAAGTCTTGGATTTACTGATTTTCAAGGCGAGTGAGCCAATCTGATCTCGCCCTTTTTTAGTGGTCACATCAGGCACATGTGAACGCGCTTCTTGAGCAATACGTTCAAATAATTCAGCGGTGCCGCCTGGTGTGCGAAATGCAGCTACAACAATGTTTTGATCCGCGATTTCTAATTCAAATTTTGCATTCATTTTTCTTATCCTTGTGCCATTTCAAATTTTTCAACCGCATCTGCTTCAAGCCATTCATTCAACTCATAGACCTGAGATTCAGTCAGAATGAAATGCAAGCCAGCTGGTGTTTCTTCAAAGTCAGACCGAGTGACCAAAGCCAAAGTCTTGTTATCCACTTCAAGCTTGGTGTAATCCGCATCACAACCAGATTCAGGATGAAATTGCTGCTCCACGCACATTGATTCAGTCAATTCAACCGCTTTGATTTCACAGTCAATGGATTGGTTGCCGACCACGAAAGAGAACTGCACATTGTCGGCATCAACATCGATACGTGATGAGATTGAAAGCATTGGAAAACACGGAGCAAACAATTCAGGTTTAGTTTGAGCGTTCATGGTCCGACTCCTTTTTCATGGATAGCTTTAGCTTCCGCATATTCACTACCAAGAATTTCAACGGCATTTTTTATGCTGATTGATGTATCAATGTAGATTGTGTCGTTATGCTTAAAAGCGCCAAACCCATTGAAAAACAGGTTGCCCCAATCAAAACCCAAAGACTTATAGATGCCGTCTTTTTTAACTCGTGTTCCATTTGGAAAATGCATGGCATATAGTTCAACCCACTTAGCTTTTTCTGCCTTCCATTCTTCTTGCAGTTCTTTTTTTAGTGCACGTACACGCAAATTCGAAGTCTTAAATTGGCGATCTGGCTTGCACCAAATGTCGCGATTAATTTCACTGTTATTGCGGAAAACAATGCCGCCAAAATGAATATCAGACCCACCGGAAAGAATTACAGCATCGGCATTAAAAGCTTCTGCAAAAGCATCAGCGTTTTCTCTAAGGTTGGTACGATTGGTTGCGTACTCATCCCATGCAGTTAAAACGTCAGGATTATTAGTTTTAAAAAACATCACTTCACCTCCATCTGAAACTTAACCGCCTGCAACGTCTGACGATCCACATCATCTGAACAACTACGAACTGCAAAAGGCGTTGCCACGATTGGCGAACTAAAAACCACTACTGCAATCACGTCACGCATAAAAACTTTGAACTTATTGCGTTTATTTGCCTTAGCAATCTGCTTTGTAGAAGGCGGATGCTGGTAAAGAATCCCTGTGGAAGGGATATGGCCAAACTCTGGGGTTTGACTGTGGGATGCGGTTTGGTTCATAATAATTTCACTCACAGTAGGTTGTGGGTCATGCCTCAGGTTGTTAGTGCAACGCTGGGGCTTTTTGTTGTTTGTGAGAAATATTAAACCAAAGGTATAAAATAAAATCAAGCTAAAATTAAACCAAAGGTGAAAATAGTTTAAAATAGGTTTAATATTATCTTAATAGACAAAAGAAAACCCACCGCTAGGGTGGGTTAGTAGGCAAATATTTTACTATTTTTTCGCAGACTTTAATTGCTCCAGTTGTGTTTTAGCATACTCAGATATGTTGCTGTAATCCTCGCTAAGAACTTGTAGTAGTTGCTCATTTTCAATAAGTGGAATAATCATTTGAGAAACCGCTGCAAGAAAATTTGCTGTTGGCAAGGCCACTGTGACAGATTCATTAACTAGAGTGTGAGTAGTATCGAGGTTATCTGCATCTGGCGATATGACACCAAAAGTCAGTCGAGTCACATGTGAATTTATTTTAATTTCCGTAACTTCATCAGCATAAACAGGAGTCTTATTAGATCTGATTAATTTTTTTGGCTTCGAAGATGGATCGAAGAAACTATGCTGAAGTTTTTGATTTGATGACATACTTTAAACCTTATGTTAAAAAACAAATTCTTTAATTGTGGCACTTTTAGCTGTAGAGGCATTTGTCCAAGTGGTAATGCAATTTGATCCAACAGCTATTTCACGAATAAATGGATTAAAGTTAGAAGTAGTAGTAGTTAAACTTCTTTCTTCAGATAGTATTTTCTTGAACTTTTTGAAAGTTGCAAATTCTAATTGCCCTGAATTCCAAGGTTGATATGGTTTGGTCATTGGAGAGTTATAAAAAGCTATATCAACATCATAACCTAATGAATTTGCAAAAGAACAAATAGTCTCAATTGTGAGGTTAGAATCACCTGATAATATGCGTGTGATTCGCCCTTTACTAATGCCGCAAATTTCAGCCATTTCAGAGCGAGATTTACCTGAATGAAGCATAAGTGCATTTAGGCTCGATGCCCATTGAATTTTCTTCATTTCAACTGAACTGAAACTGGGAATGCTTTTGCAAAGAATATTTTTATTAACATTATTTTTTTTATTTTTCATAATACTCTCTCCTTAAATCCTTTCGGATTATTGAAAAATGGTAGTAATGCATTACCAATTTCTTGAATTTTTGGATTTTGATGCAGATTAGCATCTTCACGCTTCGTTAGTATTCGTAAAACCATTACTGCTCTACTATGATTCATATAACACCAATAGATACGAACTGCACTTTTCCTAATCCGCAAAACATTCACATCAATTGTTTTGTGAGTGTCTTGAATTCTAAAACCTGACTCATGACAAGCTTTGTCTGTGTAAAAATTTTCCAATGGCAGTCCCTGATATGCATTTTCATTAAGTTGAATTAGTCCTTTACGGGCATGTTTAGCACTAACTGGATCAGAATACTCTATACTCGAAATATCCTGATTTAAAAAACAATTTCTGAAATCTGCATAAGCTGATGCATGGAAAACCTTGTAACTTTCTTCAGTATCCTCAGGTATAACTAATGGTTCTGGAAAACCAGTAGCCAGCCTAGTAAAGTGTATATTCATATTAGTTTACTTATAAGTCAACAATTTTGCAAAAATACTAATTATATTTTCTGATGATAATTAATCAGAAAAGTTTCGATTGATAATATATTCAAATTTTTCTTCCTCTTAATCTATTCTAGGAAGTCACTTTAATTGCCCCATTTTACTAATTTTGATTTAGCAAAAGCCGCATATAGCGGCTTTTTATTTCCACATAGTCACACCGGCGACTTACTTTTTAAACATCTCTATACAACCTAAACAAACTCATACCGGCCCAGCTTCGCAGTATTTAAAAGCTCTTCCTGATTACATAATTCTATTCTTGAAATAAAGTCTAAAGGCATAGTTAGTCTCTCAGCAGTAATAGTTTCGAAGTGAACCCAAATTGCAGCATCTTGATTCTCGAAGCTAATACTTACAAGTTTGACCAGGTCGTAAGGCTCACTATCATGGAGTAGGACAATATTGTAGAAATGATCTGTACGTACATAAGAGATAAGCATTTCATGAATAGCAGTTTGCTCATCACTGCTTAGTTCGCTGTATTTACTCACCTCAAGATTATTGTAGTCTTTACTCATTAATCATTCTCCTTGCGTGAATAGACTGCATATAGCGGCTTTTATTAATACTTAAATTCTCTGTGGTGCTGAACAACCACTCCAATAATAGAAATTTCAATTTGCATAGAATTATAAATAGGGAAATCTGGATTTAATGGCACTAGCTCAATAATGTCTACACCATGCTCATTGACCCCAATCACACGGTATTTTTTGAAAGTAGTTAGCGCTACACCTTGTTGAGTTTCCTGGGCAATAACTAAAGAACCTGGTACTGGTGCCTTTGCAGCATCCACCACAATTTCATCACCAGGTAAAAACTCTGGCGCCATACTCATTCCATCAATCGTTAACGAAAATACAGCTTTAGGATCTACACCCTCATAAGTTGTATAGGTTTCACCTTTAGGATGAACCCCATCATATGCGACCTCTCTCCACATGCCCGCCTGAACAAAATCTAGCACTGGAATTTTCCTCAACATCTTCCCTGTAGGTTTTACATTTCCATATTCTTCACTTACTGCACGCGCACTTCCATTAGACAGTGCTGGTACAGAAGAAGTGCTATCCCCAGTCATAAGCCAGCCAACATTAACCTCAAGTACCTCAGCTAATTTTTCCAAAGTATCTTTGCTGATCTGACCTTTTTTCCACTTTGATGGCGCTTGCGGACTAAGCCCAATCATTGTCGAAGCTTTAGACCATGAGAGTTTTTTAGAATTTAATGCCTTCTGTAAGCGATCAACAAGAGTTTCCATATCCACACACTTTAACCTTTGGTTAAATTATCAAGTAAAAATAGTTCAAAAGGAATCAACCATAGGTTGCAAATTCATGTAACTGATGGTTTAATTAATCATCCAATAAGGTTTAATTAAGGTTTAAAAAATGAACCCTATGCAAAAAGCAATTGATGCGGTGGGTGGGCGAACAAAAGCTTCAACCCTACTAGGTATCTCTTATGTAGCGGTTCGAAAAATGGAAGAAAAAGGATCACTTCCACGAACAGACTACACAGGCGAAACAAACTATGCACAAACACTAGCCAGGAATAGTAACGGCCTTATCACTAAAGACTGGCTTATGGATAAGGCAAACCCCAAGCACGCTACGGCTGCTTAAAACCAATTATTAAGCATTTGATTTAAAACAAATACGTTCAGAGGAACATTAAATGAACATAACGGATGCAGCGTACAGCACAGTGCATGACTACCCAGGTGGTGCAAATGCATTAGCCCCAAGGATGGGGATTAAAAGTCCAGCTGTTTTAAACAGCAAAGTGAATCCAAACACTGATACCCATCACCTAACACTATCTGAAGCATCAAAAATGATGGCGATGACTGGTGACTATCGAATTCTCCAAGCTTTGGCTGCTGAACATGAAAAGGTTGCAATTGATCTACCTGAAATTCCTGAATGCCGCGACATGTCTTTGACTGACAAAGTGCTGTGCATTGGCATGAAGGGCGGGGATGTAATGAGCCTGTTCCGCGAAATCATGGCAGATGGTCGTATTACGCAAGGGGAAGTGCAGGACATGTCAAAAGTGATTCATCAGATGCATGTTGCTTTGGCTGAGTTGGATAAACAAATCCAGGCTTGTATCGAAACCCCAGAAACAGAAAAAGCCTGACGGTCGAGGTCAGGCTTTTCCGGTTGTTCACTAACGTTGAGGAAAATGAACAATGAATATAATGACACAATTTAACCACAATCAAAAGAGCATGTCTAGCCGCGAAATTGCGGACTTGACTGAAAAGCGCCATCCAGATGTTAAGCGTGATTGCGAAGTTATGTTTCAAGGACTTGGGATAGATGTACGCAAATTTGCTCACATCTATTTTGACTCCATGAACCGCCAACAAACCGAATATTTGTTAGATGAAGAACTAACAATGACTTTAGTTACTGGTTACAACATTGTTTTGCGCAATCGAGTTATTAAGCGCTGGAAAGAATTAGAAAACCAAAACGCTGTACAACTCCCTCAATCTTTTTCTGAAGCCCTTCAACTGGCAGCAGATCAAGCGCGTCAACTAGAGCTCGCAGCACCTAAAGTTCAGTACTTCGACCGTGTTGCCGACACTAAAAATCTTTTAAATGCCTCTCAGGTGGGCAAAAAGGTCGGCATGTCAGCGGTAAAACTCAATCAATACCTTGCTGATATGGGTGTATATGACCGTCGTATTGCTGGACGCACCTTTGCTCAATGGTTTATCGACAAGGGTTATGGCGAAGTCAAACAGACAGAACAAGGCTATCAACAATCTAAATTCACCAATAAGGGTGAACAGTGGGTAATTGAGCAGCTTGTGAGTGAAGGGGTAGTGCAATGAGCTTAGATGCAACTCGCTGGGCGTGGACTGCGCCTGTAGAGAGCTGTCCTCAGCGTACAACCTTGCTTTCCTTGGCTGATCGAGCGGGAGAGGATCATAAAGCATGGCCAAGCATTAAACGCCTTGAGATTGACACTAAATGCGACCGCAAAACCATCATGAAAGTTTTGGAGCGCCTACAAGAAATAAACCTGATTCGCTTTACCGGAGAGGTGCGCGGCAATGGGGTAAAAGTCTATCAATTGATCGGCGTGCGTGGTCGCGAAGATGACTTAACCGGTACCAAAAAAGGTACCAGTACCAAAATTGGTACCAGTACCAAAAACGGTACCTCAACCAGTACCAAAATTGGTACTGCGACCAGTACCAAAATTGGTACACGGAATCTACCAATAGAATCTACCAATGAATCTACCAATATATATAAGGAAAAATTCAACTTTGCTAACGCTCTAGTTTCTCAAGGAGCAGATCAAAAGCTTATCTCTGAATACATGGAAGTTCGTAAAGCGAAGAAAGCTGTTAATTCAGAAACAGCATTCAAGTCTCTTATCTCTGAACAACAAAAATCTGGTCTCACTTTAAATCAGGTCCTTGAACACTGTGTTGTGAACTCATGGAAAGGATTCAAGGCGGAGTGGGTCAAGAATCAAAACACTGTTCATGGACAACAAAACAAACCATCTCGCTGGAATGAAATTCAACAGTTGATCGCAAAAGAGGAGCAGGGCAATGACAGCTATGGTTACTAATCAACAAACTGCGGTTCAGCCAATCAAGACAGGTCAACTGGTTGGAATCTTCAAAGCAATTGCACCGCGCTCTTTTGAAAAAACATTTGAAGGTATGCCGATTGAAGCAATCAGCCATGCAATGAAAATCTGTATCGAAGACCTTTCACGCGAACAGATTGATCTTGGTCTTCGCATGGTTCGCGATAACGGCTTTTGTCCAGATCCGGCCATGTTTCGCAAATGGTGTCTTGGGATTACAGGTTTTGGTACCGAGCAGCAACGTGTTGTTGATTCATTCAAAGGGAAGCATGCAGCACTAGGCAATATCGTGAAATGGCTTGGTGATAACAACCATCCGATCACAAATGCCGAAAAAGAAGCGTATGACCGCTGTTATGAAATGTTTGCTGAGATCCAGTGGGCAAAGAACATCGATAGAGCCTCTTATTTAGCGTATGAGGCGTTTAAAGACAACTATGCGGACGTAGTTAAGGAATATGCCGAACAAGGGCAACAGCAAGCAATCTGGATTAAACCAGTCGCTATTGAGAAAAAGATTGTGGCTGATCTTGGTGAGTGGGGGCATGGGCCTGCACCGGAGCCTAGTCAGCCACTTCAAGGTGATGAACTCAAGAAGTACCTGGAGGAAGCCAAGCAGAAAATTAAGGGTTTTAAGGAAAGCGCAGGGGGTGGGGTGTGAAGAGTAAGACAGAAATAAATCAAATTGCAGTTTTTGAGCGCGTCATTGCTGTTTTGCAAGCCATCCAAACTACGCCAGTCGCTTCAACTTCCGCACTAAGAGAACAAGTATTGCCTGATTTAAGTCTGAGAAGCGCGCAAAGGTACTTAAAAGGCTTAGAGCATGCGGGATATGTAAGTCGGGTGCTAGATGCTGGGTGGTGCAGAAGCGATGCGCGGTATTTTTTAACAGAAAAATCAAAACAGCTATTTGGAGTGAAGGGATGAAAAGCTTAAATAAAACTCTGCGTAAGTGGTTGCTAGAAAGACGCGGTAGAGGTATGGCGCTGGCTGAGAAGCTCGACTGCTCAAGACAGTATATTTCAGAAATATCGAAGATGGAGACAGGGCTTTCACTGGCGAAGTGGGATGAAATTCAGTGGGCCATGCTTGAAGTTGAGAGTGACGAGAAAGGGGTGGCAGCATGACCGATCTAAAAACACTGCGAGACAAATTAAACGGCTCACTTCCATTTGCTGAAGATGAAAATGAAGAAATGCTGCTTGAGCAATGGAATCAGATGCATGCGGAAATGGAATCGCTGAAGGCCGAAGATGAACGGAATTATGTGGAGTGCCGGGGATGAGTGAATTTGAAAAGTGGTTTATAGACCAGGAATTCTACACAAATATGCGATTCATTCATGGCGACAAGCTGTTTAACAGGGATGGTGATGTTTATCGAATATTGCCAGTGCAGATGACTTATCGGGCTTGGTGCTCACAACACGTTATGACTAAAGAGCAATACATTGCGCTCACTCAAGAGTGGCATACGAAAGGTTGGAATGCGCGTCAGGGTGAGATTGATGAGCTAAAAGCCCAACTCAACAACATGGAGCAGTGTTATATCCAAGCAAAGAAGAAGCTTGAGGATGCGATTTACTTGAAAGATGAGCATCGCAAACGTCGATGTCAATTGGCAAGGGAACTTACACGGAAATCATTGCGCCTGACAGATGCTGAATTTGAATACAAGAGGATTAAAGGGCTTCAGGCAAAAGACTGTCTTCAAATTATGCGTTTAACAGCAAGAAATGAAAAATTGAGCGATGAGGTTAAAGCCCTGCGAGGTGAGCATGAATAAGCACATCGAAACATTGACTGGCTTTAAAAATGGAACCAAGAAGATTTTCAGAGATTGTTTTTATGATCTTTGGGATGCATGGGATGAACTTTTAAGCGCATTCAAAAAAATTGGTTTTGTGATTTTTGTGTTTGTTGTTTGGTTATTCAGTCTTGCTTTGGTCTGTATTTTGCCACTGGCCACATGGTTGCGTTTGAAGTGGGAGCGAGAGCATGAAGTCGCAGTGGAGAAAGCAAAACGTGAATATATGGAGCGCATAACTTGTTTGCACAACAAGCGAGGTGACAGTGACCAGCATCTCACTCGCTGAATATCACAAACAGTTTGGCGGTGGTCGAAAGACTGCCACCAAACGCAACAAATTCAACGCGCAGCGCATAGAAAAGGATGGAATGAAGTTCGATAGCGTCAAGGAATACAAACGCTATATCGAGCTTACAGCGCAAATGCAGAGAGGGGAAATTCAGGATTTAAAGTGTCAGGTCAAATTTGAGTTGGCACCGAAAGTAAAAATTGCAGGTGAGAAGAGGGCAAAACCTGCTTTGAGATATTTTGCAGATTTCACATACCTGAGCAATGGGGAGTTGATTGTTGAGGATGTGAAGTCAGCAGCAACAAGAAAGTTAGCAAGTTTCCGTAATAAGAAACACTTGATGAAAACAGTACACGGTATAGACGTTAGAGAGATTTAAGAGGGGATAGGGATGAATGCGATGGTTAAAGCGGAAGTGATGGATTGGGATCGTTTTAGTATTGAAGATTGGCTTAAGCAGTATGGGGCATACATCCAGATTTCACGCATGAAGTCAGGGCATCAGCCTGATTCGCTTGGGGTTAATCAAATATATTGGCTGATTCTTGAAAATAACAAAGGGGCAGCACCACGCAAGGATCAAGTCATTTGCCAGATTAATGATTTTGAGGCTGAGCAGGTGCGGAAGTTGATTATTGAAGTTAGAGAGGCTGATGATATTTGTGAATCTGCAAAAGTGGCTGTAGCTTTATTTTTTGAGAAAAATATCCGAGGTATGTCGCTGGATCAAATGGGCAGGGAGTTTGCATTGTCTAGAAGTTCGATTAACAACATGGTTTATGCGGGTAAATACTATTTAGCTGGTAGAGACAAAAAATTTCGCTTAAATTGACTAAAAAACTTGCGTTTAAATGTGGATATGGTATTTTCTGTTATAGTGATCGAAGTGTATGTTAAGGCACTAGATTGATTTAAAAGCTCGCCAAATGGTGGGCTTTTTTGTTGTCTGTAAAAAGGCGACCCAAGTCTGCTGGAGTGCTGACCAGTGGAACATGCCATCGAGTAAACTTCCTTCGGGAATCTAGACTAGGGAGTAGCGTCCCGACCTAAAGAGGATTGAAAGCAAGTAAAGCAGACCGTGCATGTTAGGTGTGTGTGATTGTGAGTAGCGGTAGATCAGTTGCCGAGCTGGTCAATATCGTAATCTAAGGCAAGGGTGTGGCAGATCACCACATCCTTTTTATGCCCTGAGAAATGCCTGTGTAAGCAATATCAGGGCACCCATGGCGGTTCCTATTAATTTCTAGAGGTTTTTAAATTAATTACCGCCACCCAGATTTTAAAGTTTTGATACTCAGCAAGTGGTCATTTGGGGTTATGGGTAACCACCAGCGTAGCGAATAAAAACCTTACACGAGTGACGTAATGCGTGAGTAATGGCTGGGTATCAATTTATTCAAGGAGAAACAAATGCTCCAATTCCTCCGTAAGTTGTTTTGCTTTCATGTATTTGATTATGAGTCTGACATATTTGCAGAAGTCGAATGTCGCAAGTGTGGCAAAACAAAGCCTGAATGATTTCTCCGACTTGCCGAACGGATTACGGCACATAAGACCCCGCTCAATATGCATTATTGGCGGGGTTTTTCTTTTATTATTGGTGATTCTATGACAGACAAAGTACAAGCTAAACAAGACTTAGAATTTTGCAGTGCTGAGCTGTCTAAGTATCAGAATCTCAGTAGATCAGGATTAACACGCCATGAGTTACTGGCGATTGACGGCATCATGATTAAGCTGAAAGAGCGTATTAAGAATTTACGTGAAGCATTGTATGCGTGATTTAAAAAGACTAGCTGCAGTTCGATTATTGCCATGCATACGATGCGGTAACCCAGACAGTCAAGCTGCTCATTCAAATAGTGCTAAGCATGGTAAGGGTAGATCGATTAAAGCCAGTGATGAGTTCACAGTACCGTTATGCCATTCATGCCACAGTCAATTTGATCGTTTTGAATTGGGCAATCGGGCAGAGAGTGAAGCCATGTTTGAGAAGTGGTTGGTGAGAGTGAATCGTATTTTGAATCTTAAAGATCAGGTTGTTTTTTGATATAGTGATTGAAAATTTTCAAGAGAAATAACAATGAGTATTCAATCTAAAATTTACAATCTAAGAGAAGAATATGAGAAAAAATATGATGCGGAACCCGAGATAATATTTTTGAATTTCCAAACATGGGAAGAAATATTAAAAGATCCAAATTCAACTAATGGTGTTCCATCTATTATTGCTGGATGTGTGATGATCCCTGCGAATAATATGCAAGAAGACGTTTTATATTGTGATCATTCAGATATGGAAAGAGCTTTAAAAGAATATGATGGTACAAGTTATCCAGTAATTATTAAGAAACTTACTGTTGTAGATAGACCAGAAGCACAAGGTGCTCGCAGAATCGCACCTGATAGATCTTTCTTAAATTTTCAAATACCTTCTGAGGCTATTAAGTCATATCAGAGGTATCAACAAAGCAAAGATTTAAAGTTTTAATACAAGCCACCCTCGGGTGGTTTTTTATTGGGAGTAGGAAATGCAAAAAGCCGTGTTTCCTATCCAGAGTCATGCCGACATCACCAAAGCCATTAACTACATGCATACCAATTACACTCAAGCGATTAATGAGGGTAAGCCGTTAAGGGTGGTGATTGATCAGAAGCAGGATGATAGATCCACCGCACAGAATAGATTGTACTGGATGTGGTTGGGTCAAATCGAAAAGAAGAATGGCACCCATAAAGACCAGCTGCATTACGAATTTAAGAAGCGCTTTCTGATTTATATCTACCGTCGTGATGATCAGGAGTTTGCTGAGACCTGTAATGCGATTGCAATGCTGAAGCAGAATGAATGTGAGGAATACCGAGTGATTGCAGAGCAAGTGATCAGACTTTGCAGTACAACCAAATTAAGCGTTAAGCAGATGACCGAGTATTTAAATTACGTGCATGACTTTGCTGTGGTGAAGTTGGGTGTGCATTTAACTGTGCCGGATGATTTGAAGTGGTGTTATCAGGAGTAGGCTAGTGTTATATTTGGATTATTAACAATAAATATAGGATTGAATATGGTGCACCAAGAAATCAATGAAGCATTTAAAAATTATCATTTTGAGTATGGAAAAACACCTAGCGAATTGTTTATCAACTGCGCCACTCGTGACGAATTGTTAAGAACTCCAGGATTAAACCCTCAACTATTCAATAGTCAATCAAACCCGGTTAGCACCATATTTGGTTGCCCGGTATATGTGGTTAATATGAATGAGCCATTCATGTGGTTATCAGAAGACGACCTATCGAGTTTGAATAAAAGCAGAAACACACCACTGGAAGAAAACTGGGATTATATTCCTGTGACTCGTATTAATAAGAACAAAGAAAGAGTTCAAGCAAATATTTCTAGAGCGATACGCGATTTCGAGTATCCACAAACTTAAGACCTCCTCCGGGAGGTTTTTTAATACCTGTAATTTGGAGAATGAATATTTATGGCAGGCCTGACAGATAAACAACAAAGGTTTGTCGATGAGTATTTGATAGACCTGAATGCAACACAAGCAGCGATTCGAGCAGGTTATAGCGAAAAGACAGCAGCAGCCATTGGTGCAGAAAACCTTATAAAACCTAATATCCAAGAAGCCATCCAAGTAGCTCAAGCCAGACGTGCAGAACGCACCCAGATTGACGCTGAATATGTCTTAAGACGGCTGGTTGAAATCGACCAGATGGATGTCTTAGACATCATGGACGATCAGATGAAGATTCGACCTGTTAATGAATGGCCTAAAGTTTGGCGACAGTACGTGGTAAATCTTGAGAATCTTGAACTGAGTGATGGTGAAGGTTGTTTTAAAAAAATCAAATGGCCTGACAAGGTGAAGAATCTTGAGTTGCTAGGTAGGCATGTCTCTGTAGGCGCATTTAAAGACAAGGTAGAACATTCAGGAAAACTTGAGATCCAATCACTATCTGACCTGATGGATGAGCTAAGCAACGACTGAAAATAAGGAGGGCATATGCTTAAACCTGAGCATAGAGCAAAACTTATTGATCAGCATTGGCGGCTAAATAATCTCTACTACATCACTGATAAGAACGGCAAGCAAGTCAAGTTTAAGATGACACTTGAGCAGCTTGAGTACTTTGAAAATGAGTGGTCGAGAAACATCATCTTAAAAGCGCGTCAGCTTGGCTTCACAACTGAGATGTGCATCATTCAATTGGATGCTGCACTATTCATGTCGGATAAATGTGCCTTGATTGCGCATACCCTGCATGATGCTAAACGCCTGTTTCGGGAGAAGGTTAAGTACGCTTATGAGAAGCTACCACATCCATTACGCGCAGCCAATCCATTAAGTATTGAAACCAAGGAAGAGCTTGTATTCTCCAAAGGCGGATCGGTCACAGTCAGTACATCATTCCGTGGTGGAACACTTAAGCGGTTACATATTTCCGAGTTTGGTAAGATCTGTGCCAAGTACCCGGATAAGGCCCGTGAGATTGTCACTGGTGCTTTTGAGGCGGTTGGCTTGGGTGGAAAGATTACCCTTGAATCTACTGCCGAAGGTAAGTCGGGTTATTTCTATGACTACTGCCAGACCGCTGAGAAGTTACAACTGCAAGGTAGAACACTTGGCATTCTGGACTGGAAATTCTTTTTCTTCTCATGGTGGAAGAATCATGATTATGCCTTGCCAGTTACAGCTGAGATTCCACAGCGATTAAAAGATTACTTTGCTGAACTAAAAGCCAAATACAACATCCATACCACACCAGAGCAGCAGCAATGGTACTGGCAGAAGGAGAAAACGCTTGGTGAAGATATCAAGCGCGAGTATCCATCTATTCCATCTGAGGCATTTGCTCAATCAGTAGAGGGCGCTTACTACAAGAAGCAATTCAAGTTCTTGTACGAGAATGGCCGTATTGGTCAATTGCCTGATAACTCACACTTGGATGTGATGACCTTTTGGGATTTGGGTGTGTCGGATTCTATGGTGATCTGGTTCGTTCGCAAGATCGGGGAAGACCGCTATCAGGTGATTGATTACTACGAGAACTCAGGCGAAGGCATGCGTCACTACTTCAAGGTACTGAAGGATCGTGGTTATACCTATTCAGCACATTATGCTCCACACGATATTCAAAACCGTTCATTGATGAACGATGGTAAATCTCGTTTAGACATTGCCAAAGAAGGTTATGAGATTGACGGGGTGAAATATTCAGTTCGTTTCCAAGTGGTTCCTAATATTGGAATCATGGACGGCATTGAATTAGCCCGTGAAATCCTGCCTCGATGTGAGTTTGACGAAACCAAGTGTGCAGAAGGCATTTCCCATTTGGAAAACTACCGTAAAGAGTGGGATGACAAGAAAGGCTGCTGGAAGGATAAGCCTCTGCATGACCATACTTCGCATGGTGCCGATGGTTTTAGATATTTTGCTGTGGCGATGACGAAGAAAATCAAACCAAAAACTATTTCATTAAGCACGGTGTACTAAATGGCAGTCAATTCAAAACATCCTAAATATGCTGAATTTGAAGGCCGTTGGAAGGTCGTTCACGATCTATGTGATGGCGCAAATGCAGTGAAAAAGGCAGGTGCTTTATATCTGCCTGAAATCAATGTAAGTAAGGATAAGCGTGAGAATGATTTACGCAATCAGGCTTATCGTGATCGTGCTGTGCTGTATGAAATCACCAAAGACACTAAACAGGAATTGATTGGGATTGCCTTTTCGGAAGACCCGAACTTTGATCCTGATGGCATGGATTTCCTGAAGTACAATGCTGATGGCACTGGTAAGTCTTACTACCACTTGATGCAAAGTGCTTTAGGTGGATTGCTTGATGCTGGCCGCGGTGGATTATTTGTGGATTATCCGCAGACGGATGGTGCGACTTCGGTTGCTGAGGTAGAGCGTTTAGGTATTCTGCCGACAGTCGTGCATTACAAAACTTTAAGCATCATCAATTGGGGTGTGCGAAAAGTTGGTGCTCACTTTAAGACGGCTTTGGTGGTCCTTGCTGAGAAGGATTCCATCGTGGATCCGAACGATGAGTTCAGCTTAAAAGAGATTCAGCTTTATCGGGTGCTTCGACTAGACCAGAATGGTGAATATTGTGTTCAGATTTATTCTGATCGCACTGGCACCTTACAGGCTGATAGCGAGCCGTATTATCCGACTGATGCAAATGGCGCCAAGTGGAATGAGATTCCATTTATCCCGCTTGGATCAGTGGCGAATGATTGGGAGATTGATAATATCCCGCTTGAGTCACTGGCATTGATGAATATTGCGCATTATCACAACTCGGCTGAGTACGAGAACAGTGTGTTCCTTTGTGGACAGATTCAGCCGGTAATGACTGGTCTAGATACGGATTGGCGCGACTGGTTGCAAGAGCATGGCGTGATGCTAGGCTCTACAACTCCTTTAATGCTTCCTACGGGTGCGACATTCACCTTTGCTCAGGCAGAGGAGCAGATGATTGCCAAAGAGGCCATGGAAGCCAAAGAGAAGCACATGAAGGCTTTGGGTGCAAAACTACTTGAAGAAAATCAGGTGGTGAAAACTGCAACTGAATCCAACAATGAATCGATGGCGAAATATTCTGTCCTATCGTTGTGTGTGGCAAACCTCAACGAAGCCTCTGAGGTAGTTTTGCGCTGGTGTGCTAAGTACTTCGGCTCAGGCAATAAAGCTAAGTTCACAATCAAACAAGACTTCGCGAAAGGCAAGCTTTCACTTGATTCACTGAAGTTCTATAACGAGTTGGTCCAGCAAGGCAAATTGAGCCGTCAAACCTTCCATGAAATCCGCACGACTGGCAAAGTCCCTGAGATTGATTATGAGGAAGAGGAAAAGCGGATTGAGGAAGAAACGGCCAGTGCTCTACCGGGTATGAACTATGAACGACCAAATAGCACAACAAGCAATACTTAATGCCTTAAGCCAACATTCAGCCTATAGCTATCGAGCATCGACCCAAGCCGTAAATGAAGTTTTAAGCCGATTTTACGGCCTGTCTAATAAGATGGTGTCAGAGTTAAGGGAATTGCTTGAAAACCTGTCTGAGGCTGAAAAAATCGCATTGGTGAGTGGTCAATACACTACTGATCAATTGAAAGAAATCCGAATCTTGCTGAATGACCGATTTAAAGAGATTTCAGTTGAGGTGCCGGAAACCTTTCACCAGTCAGCGGTTAGCATGGCAGTGTATGAAGCATCGTATGTCAGTCAGTTGATGACAGGTGCGGCAGCCTCGGTCAGTGGTGAACAGCTCTACAAAAAAGCAAAGTCTACTCCATTGGCAGGCGGTCAGCTCATTAATGAAATGTTTGGCTTTGTGTTGGATAAGGCTCGAAAGCAAGTCGAATATGCCATTCGTGACGGTATCAACCAAGGCCAAACGAATCAGGAAATCATTACCCGTATTCGTGGCAAGCGAACCAAGGTAGGTAATCAGTACGCTTATGTTGGTGGCATTTGGGATGCAACCAAGGTTGAGATTGAACGCACGGTTCGGACCGCACGAAGTCATGTGGCGAATATTTCATATGACGATACCTGGAAGGCACTTGGATTCACTCATGTGAAATTCGTCAGTACTTTGGATGGTCGCACCTCTAAACAATGCGCATCATTGGATGCCAATGTGTACGACATCAATAAGGCCTATCCAAAACCACCACTTCATTATAACTGCAGGTCTGTACTGGTTGGCTGTGATGAAGATGGTGATATTGCTGGCAAACGTCCTTTTGTGATGGATGAACGCAAGGTTAAGGATATTCCAAAAGATGAGCGTCAAGACCTGATTGGTCAGTTAGATGCCAATACATCATTTAAGAAGTTTTTCGACCAGACTGATGAGTTTTTTCAGAAAGAATGGCTCGGCCCATCGCGTTACAAGCTCTACAAAGAAGGAAAGTACAGCATCGATAAGTTCGTTGATCCGCAAGGTGCTATGTACACGCTGGATGAGCTAAAGGCGCTGGATGCTAAGACGTTTAAGAAACTCGGACTTTAAAACCAATTTTAACCTAGACCCAAACGGGTCTTTTTTATGCCCGCAGTTTGTGACTGCACAATCGCTCGGAGAGCAGCATGTTTGAATATGAACTCGATAGCCTAAAGGGCTTAGAAGAATCGCAGAAAGCTTTTTATGAAGAAAAGGACGGTAAATTTGTCCTGAAAGTAAAAGGCATTCCACAACCCCAAAACGATGATGGCCTACGAAAAAAGGTTGATGAACTGCTTGCTGAAAAGAAAGCGGAACAGCAAAAGCGCAAAGAAGCGGAAGAACAGGCCCGCAAAGAAGCTGAAGAAAATGCCCGTAAGAACGGCAATATCGAAGCCTTGGAAAAGTCATGGGGTGAAAAATTCACAGCACGCGAAACCGAGCTGTTAAACGAAAAACAGTCACTTGAAGCACAGGTCTATAAATTAACAGTAGGAAGTAAGGCAACTGAACTGGCAGCAAAACTCGCTGTACCAGGTAGTGATTCAGTTTTACTTCCACATATTAGCAATCGTCTGCAGGTTGAGACTGTAGATGGTGAAATCAAAATCCGTGTTCTTGATTTGCAGGGCAAGCCAAGTGCATTGAGCATTGAAGATTTAGAAAAAGAATTTCGTGCGAATGAGGCATTCAAGCCTTTGATTCGTGCGTCAAACGCATCAGGAAGTGGGGCTTCTGGTGGTCAAGGTGGCGGTGCTACTAAAAAACCAAGCGAAATGACAACTCAAGAACGTGTCGAGTGGAAGCAGCGAGATCCAGTTGGATTTAAAGCGGCCCTTGATGCTGGTGAATTTAATACTTAGGAATAAATAGCATATGGCTACTACTCAAGTTAAAGATATCTGGGATGCGGATATCGCAGCATCCTACAAAACCTTAGATGCATTGGAAAAAACTGCGATTGCGGATTCTGGTGTGTTGGCAACTACTGAAGAAATGCAAGAACTGCTTAATGCTCGTAAGCCGAAGATTGCACTTCCATACTGGAATGATCTGGATGCATCAATTGAGCCTAACTACTCAACTGATAACCCGGCTGATATTGCGGTGCCATTGGCTGTGACTACTGGCGACATGCAGGCTTATGTTGCGAACGTCAACGAAGGCTGGTCATCTGCTTCACTGGTTAAAGAATTAACCAATAAAGACCCGTTAAATGAATTAGTCCGTGGTCGCATTAACCCGTACTGGCGCAAACAAGCTCAGCGCCGACTTATTGCTTCATTGATCGGTGTTTACCGTGAAAACGTGGCGAATGGTGCGAGTGATATGATCATCACTGATGCGGTCAATGGCTTAAATTCTGATGTGATTATCGATGCAGAAGCAAGTATGGGTGACAACCTGGACAAGCTTGGCATCATCATCATGCACAGCAAAAAATATGCTGATCTGCAAAAGCAAAATCAAATTGAGTTCATTGTGGACTCTGAAGCAAAAACCCGAATTGCTGTATACCAAAACAAGCGCGTTGTTGTTGATGACAGTATGCCGAATCTCGGCACCGCCTTAGCTCCGCAATACCTAACCATGGTCGCTGGTGCTGGTGCAATTGGTTACGCATACGGTCAGCCATACAATGCTGAAACCGTGGCTTATGTCGATGATCAAGCAAACGGTGGTGGTGTTGAGACTCTATGGTCTCGTCGTAAATTCATCATCCATCCGCTTGGCTACTCATTCACTGCTACCACTATTACTGGTAATGGCACCGAAGCGAAAGCGTTTGCACCTTCATGGGCTGACTTGGCTTTAGCTGCAAACTGGGAACGTGTTGTGGATCGTAAAGCAGTTCCAATCTCATTCATTGTGACCAAATAAGGAGTAAGCAATGGGAATCGGTAAAGGTGAAAATAAAAACACTTGGGATGACTTCCTGAAATCTCAGCAGGGTGGACAACCTAAAAAAGCATCAGGCAAAGCATCTGGACCGGGTGCTTCAGTAGGCAATGATAAAGAAGCCGAAAAGAATGGCGGTGGTACTGAAGGTGCTGGTGATGGCACCCAGCCAACCGACTTCAATGCTTTAACGGTTGAAAAACTCAAAGAGCAGCTTGCGGCAAAAGGAATTGAGATTCCTGCTGATGCAAAAAAGGCTGATTTAGTCGCTCTATTAGAACAGGAATAACTATGAATTACGTCACTATCGAATCTGTCACAACTCAGCTCGGGCCGAACTGGCAGGGCGATGGTGACGCTAATCTCGCAGTTACTCAAGCGAATGCTTGGCTTCGTGCCAAGCCTTTGCGTCAATTTGAAGTAATCCCGGAAGATGTATTACTTGCAGGGGCTCATGCTGCACAGTTGGCCGCTAAAGGTGAACTCTACGTGACGCAGACTGATGGCGTGGTGAAATCCAAGCGCGTCAAAGCAGACACAGTAGAAGTTCAAAAGGAATATGTGGCAGGCATGGAGCAGGGCAAAAGCTCGACGATGTTGTTCATTGAAGACTTGCTTGCACCGTACCTTTCTAAAGGCTTTGCAATTAATACATTTGTGGTGAAGTGATGGGTATTAAAGATGATATTCAGGCCGAAGTGGCTGCGGCATTTAGTGCTGATTTGGCTGATGCAGTCGACACCTTCACCTGTGAAAAACTGATTTATTCGGGTGAGTTTGATTTTGAAACGCAGACTTATCCGGTTATTGGCGATGAATCTTATGCAGGGCGTGGTGTTTTATTTGGCTCGTATTTAAAAGATATGGTCAAGCCGACTGATTACCAGGTGACAGACTCTAAGGCTATCGTGCTGCAGAATGAGGTCACAGGCATTCCACAGATTGATGATGTTTGGACTACCAGTAAGGGCCGGTTCAAGGTGGTGAATATTAGCCAAGACCCAACAGGTAGTATTTGGACTTGCCAGTTGAGAAGAGTTGGGTAGATTGTTGACTTGTGACGTAAATATGTTAGAACTAATTTTGATATAAATATGAGAAGAAATAACAATGTTCATGAAATATATTATGCCGCACAACAAGTCGGAAATTTTTATCAATAAAGATAAAATTAGACTTATAGAAAATCTTTCAACAGCAAACAACCTGCAAAGAAAAATACTGCAACTGAATATTGTGTTTTCAAATGACCATGTATTAACGCTAAATTTTGAAACGCAAGATGAGCTTGATACATTCCTACAAAAGCTCACATCACAAATAAATTAAACCCACTTCGGTGGGTTTTTTAATGGATGGAATTTATGGCCTGGAAAAACAAACCGAGTAATTTTTCGCTCGATATGCTTAAAACCGCAGACGACCACCTTAAAAATATCGTAGGCGAAACACTTCAGCAAGTCGTTACACGCTCACCTGTCATGGATGGTGAATTTAGGGCATCACACAAAGTCACGCTTGATAGCCCGCAGAACGCTTATGAGAAAGGTTATGACCTATCAGGCAATGAAACGCTACGTGAAGGACTGCAAATAGCATCTACAGCAAAAATAGGTGGCCTTATTTACATCCAGACATTAAGCCCTTATGGCCTAGCTTTAGAAAATGGTCACAGTCAACAGGCACCTAATGGTGTCTACGCACTTTCATTCCGATACGTTTGTGAGAAATACAGATGATGACCAATACTCAAGCCTTACAAGCGATTCTTGCGCGTGTTGGTACATTCACTGGCATGCCTAAAGCGAATATTCAATTGGCGAATAATCCTCAGGTTGGCGGCAAACCATATGAACCCCCGGCTGGACAGATCTGGGCGAAAGTTACAGTAAAGAATGCCGGAACTTTTATTGCAAGTATTGGTGATCAGCCATGTACTCGCACACCCGGTATTGTGTTTATCCAGTTATTTGCACCACTTCACTCTGGAACGCTGGAATTATCCAAGCTCGCCGATAAATGGGCAGAGCATATGCAATTCTATAAGGTTGGTGGTTTGGAGATACTTCAGGCTGATATTTTGGATGCAGGGCATTCATCAGCGATTGACGACCCTTCATCCATGAGTTTTTATCAATACAACGTAAACGTAAGTTATCGAATTAACTAAAACAGAATTTATTTATCGCCACCGAAAGGTGGTTTTTTTATGCCTAAAAATTAGGAGTATTAAGCCATGTCGAGTGGTGCAAAAATTCGCCTCTACTATGCAGCAGAGGAAACACCGGAAGTATTACCAGCCGTACCAGTCTGGAAAACAGTTCGTCGAGTGAGTGATGGATTATCAGAATCAGTAACTACAGAAACCTCAGCCAGTGTTTCAGATACTCGCTTCCGTCAAGGTGGTATGGCGACTGAAGCAGAAATTACCGGATCGCTTGAAGTTGAATTATCTGTTGGCTTGTTTGATGACTTCTGGTCAGCTGTGGCTATGAATGAATGGGTAGGTGATGTTCTTCAGTTTGGTGGTGATGTACGCAAAACATTTACCTTTGTGAAGTTTCACTCTGATATTGGTCAAGTCTTTATCTACCGCGGTGTGCGCATTGGTGAAGCATCAATGTCTATTGCGACAACCGGTAAAATCACAGCAACCTTTGGTTTAGTGGGCACCGACTTTGAACGTACTACTGTAAATCCGGTTGTTAACCCGGTGCCAGTTCCAAAAGCTGTTATGGTTTCTGCGCTCAATGTTGGTGATTTGACTGTAAATGGTCAAAGTATTGTGGGTACATCTTGCTTGCAGTCGCTTGAATTAAGTATTTCCAACAACCTTGAAGCGATCCGTTGTATCGGTAATCAAAAGTTATCAGCGCAAACCTATCTCGAAAAGATGGTTGATATTACGCTAAGCAGTCAGTTTATCTTCTCAAGCCAGGCGGCTGGTTATATCGACTTTGTGAAATCGCGTGACACCATGCCGCTAGAATTTTCTATTGAAGATGGTGAGGGAAACGGCTATGCCTTCGAGTTCCCAGAGCTGGAAGTGTCAGAAGCCAATCACCCAGATGGCGGTGGTGAAGACACCATTATGCTTGATGTGAGTTTTAACCATATCAATGTATCACCTAAAATTACTCGCATTATCGCACCTTAATCCTTGACCGCCTTCGGGCGGTTTTCTTCTGGAAGATCAAACATGGCTTTAAAAGTAGCAATCCAACAAAGTAAAGAAGTCGCTCTTTGGAAAGAATATAAAGATGGCGAAGGGAATGTATTAGCTGAATTTAAGATTCGCGGCTCTGATTACAAGGCTTATCGAGTAGCGGTTGAGCGCGCACAGAATCAATTATTATCGAAAGGTTATGATGTGGCGACTGCCGGTAGTGATGACAAGCTTTATCATGAACTACTGCTTGAAGCTGCTGCATGTCATCTGGTAGCCGAATGGAAAGGTGTTATCTTTGTTGAAAATGGCAAAGAGTTTGAACCGGAATGCTCACCAGAAAACACAACCAAGCTTTTCAACATGGGTGATATTGGCGTGGCAATCTGGGCCTTTGTAAAAGCACAGGCTGACCAGATCCAGGCCGAAGCAAATAACTATCGAGATGAAGTATTGGGAAAGTCCGAGAGCTCTACACCTATCTCAACAGATACGCCGGACTCAGCAAGCACGAAATAAAACAGCGTGAAGCCTTGGGTATTAAGTTGCCTGATCCACCTGCATATTCATACACAGCCAATGCTCTAATCGAAGCCTACAATACTATCGCTCGGTCACGCCGATATGAACAAGGCACACCACTAGCCTTGAGTATTGCCGACCTGAATGCCTATTGTGAGCAGTATGAGTTGCCGGTGGAGCGTTATATCTTTAATGCAGTCATCTTTGATCTGGATAATCGGTTTATTGATGAGGCCTACAAGAAGATGAGTAAGAAGTCAGCGTGAGTTGGTTTCTTACTAGTAAATAGCTTATAGATGAAGCTGCGCGACAAGATTTAACGTGCTGGTTAGTTCATTAATATTGACTTTCCGGCGACTGTGGCGTATTGACCGATTATGCGATATGGAATAATATAGGCCTTGTAGTCGCAGCGCGGTATAAATACTCCACGCCTAGGCTGAGGTACGATAAATTCTGCGATAATCGTAAACGTAGTGTAAATACGTTGCCTCTAGGTGCCGCACCATATACTAATCATAATCTACAAATCATTCTTTGAGTTATATTCATCCCAAATTCAGATCATATGGAACTGCCAGCTATGGATAATCTTTTTTTATTTGATGAAAAAAAGTTGACCCAAGCAACAGCTTTTTTTCTATATAAAGCTCATGGTCGTTTACCAATCCTCAAACTTATGAAACTTCTTTATATTGCTGAACGTGAGTCTTTTAGGAAGTTCCATAGACCTTTGATAGGTGATAGTCTTGTTTCAATGAAGCATGGTCCAGTTTTATCTATAACGTACAATGTTATGAATGGCGCTGTACGCCATCAAGACTTTTGGAATGAATGGATTTCAGATCGTTCTGATAATGAGGTTGCGTTAAAAGATGAAAGCTTGATTCGAGATGAAGATGATTTATTAGAATTAAGTGATAATGATATATCTTTATTGAATGAAGTTTGGCAAGAGTTTGGTCATCTCACGCGTTGGCAGTTAGTTGATTGGACTCATGCTCATTGTCCAGAATGGAATGATCCTGGAGCTAGTAGCTTTCCAATTCATTATGATACTCTATTTAAAGCGTTAAATTTTGATGAAGGACTTCAGAAACATATTCTTGAGGATATGGAGGCAGAAATCCGCATCAATCAATCAAATTCAAGAATATGCTGCTAGGGTGATTTGAACCAATGGATTGGGAAGGGAAGGTTGGCGATGCGTTTTTTCGCCCTGACGGCTTAAAAGATCATTTAAATGTGGTTTTATTTGACCCTAATCACTTTCCTGACCTAGGTTTTGGAAATCGCCTATGCATTGTTAAGGTTAATATCACAACCTTACATGAAGGAAAGTATTTTGATGGTACTTGCATAGTTCGTGAGGGTGAGCATCCATTTATCATTCACGATAGCTATGTTTATTATCAAAAATTAGAGATAGAAGATTTTGAGCATGTACGTAGATGTGTAAATCACGGCCCTTGGAGGCCAGCCGATCCAGTAAATTCAGATTTATTACTAAGAATGCAACAAGGTGTTCGAATTTCCCGAGATACACCACGTAAATATAAAAAATATCTTCCCTGATAGATAAAACCGCTCTAAAAAATGGTTTTAGCTAAAAAAACCCTCAAGTGAGGGCTTTAGTTCATTCATGTGAGCTATTGGTCTTCTGTTCTTGTTCATGTTGATATTCATTTGCAGCTTGCTGAGCTTCAGCTGCAGCAGTGGCTTCTGGTGGAATAGATTCGGCTGCGATGGCTGCAGTACCAGTGAATCCGAATAATGTTAGTAATAGAACTTGCGAATACTTTTTCATTTGAATTTCCTCTACGTTTCTAAGACTTAAATTCAGTGTAGAGGGGAAATTAGCCTAATGAGTATTAGCTATGTCTGAGTATGTAAAATGATGAAGCTTTTGGTTAGAGCCCTACAAGTTTATGTAAGCGCTATTATCTAGTGAATTTTTTGGTTAAATTTCTTTTAAATTGGTTAATTATAATGTGTCCAAATAAGAATAAAGTATATAGAAACACAAATACCTTAAGAGGCTTCCTTAGAGGCTAAAAAATCACTTTTTTTCTATGTTAAATTTATAAGTTCAAATCGCACAAATAAAAGAGTAGTGGTTATGGGACTGACCTTTTTAATAGTAATAATCATAGTAGTCACAGCTTTTGTTATGGTAGGTGCGCATACTAAGTTTAAATTGGGTGGAGAAATTAAAAAAGTTTCAAAAGATAAATTTAATCATAGAGTTATTGGTGAAAAAGAGCACCAAGAGCCATTGGTTGAAATAGTAGGTCCAAAGCTTGAAAATTCAGTAAGCAAGGTAGTTACTGCGCTTTTGGTTAAGGACTTCACTAATAGGGAATATATACATGCAGTTATGGTGCTTGTGAATGATATTCAAATAGGGTATTTAAGCGACGATGATGCAGTGAAATTTCTAAAATTATTAAAAAATGAAAACCTATCAGAAGATGCAGCGATAGAAGTCAAGGCGCTAATATATGGTGATTGGGGAGATGAGAATAAAATTGGAAATTTCAAAGTCAGTCTTAATTTACCTAAAAATATCGAAGATTCTGTAATTAAATAATTTAGTTCAGATTGAAAAAAGCACCCTAGGGTGCTTTTTTTGATGGGTATGGATTATCTCATTCCAGATTCAATGCGATCAACACGATAACCTAGCTCCCGATTGTCTTCATTTAACCCATGAATATCATCCTCAAGCTTGTTAATGCGTTCCACCAATTCACTTACCTGATCATCCTGATCGAAAGTCATTTCAAGGCGCAGGATTAGTTCAGCGGTGATAGTTCTGCCATTCTCTTTGGCTGCATTGTCTAATTTGTCTTTAAGTTCTGCGGGGATGCGAAAGTTAACTTGAGGGTCTGTACGTGCCATTTGTTCATTTGACCATTATGTTCATTTGAACAAACTATAGAGTGCTATAAATAAATAGTCAAAAATTTGTTGACACTAAATAAAGCACCTGCTTTAATGTGATTGTGATGTTGAGTTACATCATGTGCTATAAGGAGAACCAAATGGCAAGGCAAGATCCACAGGTAAACGTGCGTATACCTGAAAAAACTTTAGAGCGATTTAAAGAGGAAACTCAGAAAGACCGCAGAACTATCACAGCTCAGCTAAATATGATCATTGAAGAATGGTTAGAAAAGCGAGAAAACCAAAACGAAGCGAAAGCATGAAAACTACAGACAACAAAAAAGCCCCTCAATCTTGGCGGATCCGGAGCTTTCGTGTTGTTAACAAAGGAATATCAACATGTCAAATATAACTCATATCACTGAAGCGAATCAAGTTCAGATCAGTCAGCACCAACTAGAGCGCTTTGTTGATTTTATTAACAATGCTGAAAATGGCTTTAGTGACCTACAGACGCTTGTCACACTAATCATGGAGAAGTCTGAAAAGCACACCACTGCTTACACCTTGGCTTCAATCACTTGGGATCATTTAAATAAATGGGTCGATGAGTGTTGTGAAGAGGTTGCTTACTTTGAGCAACATTCACCAAAGGCGGCAAAGTTATTAACACAGGAGTCAGTAGCATGAATGCAAAATTAAATAACAGTGTGACTGTTGCTGATAAGGTTTTGGATATTGTTGAGTACCAAGGTCAGCGTGTTGTAACTTTCGCAATGGTTGATGAAGTTCATGGTCGTCCAGAAGGCACAGCTCGAAAACGTTTCAACGATAATAAGGAGCATTTTGTTGATGGTGAAGATTATTTCGAGGTTAGCTCGTCCGAAATTCGGACGCACAAAATATGCTCTATCTCGGATAAAAGTCATGGTGATGTAAAGCTTTTAACTGAATCAGGTTACTTGATGCTAGTTAAGTCATTTACTGATGACTTGGCTTGGAAAGTTCAGAAGCAATTAATCAAAGGCTACTTCAAAGCCAAAGAGCTTATCCAAAACTTTGATCCCATGAAGTCTTTAGCCGATCCGCGCATTTTGAGAGATTTGCTTCTAGGTTACTCCGAAAGGATTGTTGGTTTAGAGGAAGAAGTTCAGGAAATGAAGCCTTCAGTAGAAGCCTATGATCGCATTGCCAAAGCTGATGGAAGTTTATGTCTAACTGATGCGGCCAAAGCTCTGCAAATGCGCCCGAAAGATCTAATTGCCAAGCTTTCATCTGGTAAATGGATTTACAAGCGAGCAGGTAACTCTCATTGGCTGGGTTATCAAGACAAAGTGCAAGCTGGTTATCTGGAACATAAGATAACTGAGGTGACGCGAGGTGATGGTACAACCAAAATTACTGAGCAGGTACGCATTACGCCTAAAGGTCTGGCAAAACTAGCTAAAGATCAAGGCGGCACAGCATGAATGATCTAGATTTTGAGTTGAGCGAAGATATTCTAAGCATGAGCCGTGATGAGCTGCTGGAGGACATTAAATATCGAATTCTAGCGGATCATGAAATGATTCTCCTGCATGCCAAAGAAAGACGAATCTTGGAGCAGGATAAATTAGAAATGATCACTCTCCTGCAAAGAGGTGATGCAGCGATGGCTCACGCAATGGATAAAATGCGGGAGTACGATGCTTTAATAAAGCGAGGTACTAAAACCATTCTGATGTGGCGAACCAATTGCTATCTGCTAACAGCTATCTTGGTCATTGTGGCGATAGTCTTGATGATTAAGTAAAAACAACCATCCTTCGGGATGGTTTTTTCATTCTGGAATTAGTATCTTGTTCTAAATTAGAAATTTGGGGTGGGGTATGAAAAAATTATTTATATTAAGTGCTATTCTTTTGCTTGCTGCTTGCAGTTCGGACAATCAAGAGAGACCAAATGAACAAGCCGCAATAGCCGCTGAGCCAGCTGTTACTCCGAATTGGGAATACGGCACATCAACAGATGAAATGCGTGGGACTAAATCACAACACGCAACAACCCTAAGCACTAACTCTATAGATTTCGAATTTCCCTATAATGGGGGTTCGCACTTGGGTTTGACCTTGCGAAAAAATAATGAAGGTCAAGATATTATTGTTGCAATAGACAAAGGGCAGTTTATTTGTGGTATCCAAGATTGCGAGGCGGCTTTTAAATTTGATGATGGGTCGGTGCAGCAAATAACTATGGTTGGCACAGATGATCATAAATCAGATGTTTTATTTGTAGCTTATGACAAAACAGAAGAGAAGATTATCCAGCAGATAAAAAAATCGAAAAAATTAATTATTGAATTGCCGTTTTACCAAGAAGGGAAGCGCCAATTTATATTTAATATTGAAAATTTAGATTGGGAATAAGCCCCCCAATAAATCAAACCAAGAACCTCGCGAAAGCGGGGTTTTTTATGCCTGAGAGAAAGCTATGACTGAGCAAAAGAGTAGATTAGTGGTTGAAATTGACTCAAGAAATTCCAAAAAAGTTGCGCAAGAGTTAAATAAAGAACTAAAAAACTTAGAGTCTAGCGGTGATATAGCATCTAAGGGTGTAACAAAAGTTGGTGAGGCTGCTGAAAGTCAAACGCCAAAGCTTAATCAGATGAAGACAGGAATCACTAAGTTAGCTCAAGAGGTAAAACTGGGCTTTGCTGGTATGGCAGGCACTATAGTTGGAACAATTGGCAGCTCGCTAACGATCGGTGCTATCGCAGCCCTTGCAGTACAGACAGCCAATACAGCGGCAGAAATTGAAAGATTAGCCTATCTATCAGGTACCAATACAACCGAGTTTCAGGAATGGGCTGTTGGTGCTCGTGCCATGGGTATCGAGATGGATAAGTTAAGCGATATCTTTAAGGACACACGGGACCGTGTAGGGGATTTTATTTCCACTGGTGGTGGTGAGTTAGCCGATTTCTTTACTGAAATCGCCACTAAAACTGAGGGTGGTGCCAAAGGGGCGCTTGAGCTTGCGAAAGCCATGCGAGAATTAAGCGGGCCACAGGCGCTCCAGTTGTATGTAGACAAACTTAAAGAAGCTGGTGTCTCTCAAAATGAAATGGTCTATTACATGGAGTCGGTTGCTGATGAGGCTACTTCATTAATTCCGTTACTTGAAAATGGGGGTGAAGGTTTTCAATTATGGGCCGAGGCAGCTAGAAATGCTGGCGCAATTATGGATGACGAGACCTTAGCAGCAGCTCAGCGCTTGAAGGTTGAAACTGAATTATTGCAAATGCAGATCAATGGACTGAAGAATCAGTTTATGCAGGCCCTACTTCCAGCACTAAATCAAATTGCAGGCGCATTTCTTGCCACATCTGAGCAAGGCGTTCAATTTAATGGTGTTTCTGAATCGGTAGCAAACACGCTGATATGGCTTTCAAAAGTCGGGATGGGTGTGGCAGCAACGTTTGATATTATTGGTAAAACAATTGGCGGCGCTATTGCTGCAATGTCAGATAAGAATATTACCCATCAAATGGTATTGGATGACTTAGGCAAAACAGTTGATAACTGGGGCACGAAATTTAATAAATTAAATGATCCTAGTTCAAGCAATAAACTGGTCGACTCATTAACCAAGGTGCAGCTTAGAGCAAATCAAGCGAGCAAGGCAACAGCCGCAAGCGCTGTAAATACCTCAAAAATGAAGGAGACATTTGACAAGGCTGCTGGTTCCTCGAAAAAAGTTGCTGATAACACGGAGAAGCTAAGAAGAGAGGCCGAGCGTGCAGCAGAAGAAGTGCGCAGAATTGTTTATGAGTACTCTACGGGGGAGGATAAAAAAAGGCTAGATCTTGAGAAAGAGATTAGCCACCTCAGAAAATACGGTATGGAGCAATATGTTGCTTTGGCGCAAGCTAGACATCAAGAGGAAACTAAGCTTATTAAGATGAAGTTTGAGTATGATTTGGTTGAGCATCGCTTAACTGAAGAACAGAAACTTCGTTTCTCTAGCAACATTAAAGAGCAGGAGATTAAAGCGGATGCCGAACTCACCAAAGAACAGCGAAATCTAAAGCTCGACTCTCTAAACGATCAATTTAACCAAGAGCTGGGTTTAATTAAACTTGCGAATGAAGAGCGCTTATTCCAACTACGCGAATCCCTCATGTCCGAAACCGCAGCCATGCAGGAGCGTTATCGCTTGGAGCGTGAGCAGATTCTCCTGAACTCCAAGTTAAGCGAAGACCAGAAAAAGCGTGAAATTGCTTTAAGTAAGGCTTTGCAGCAAGAGGAAAGTCGTAAACGTTTAAATAGTGCGGTTCAGCAATGGGGTAGTATTCAAGCTGATATGAATGGCTCTTCAGATCAATTTAATTTAGATCAGGAGAGATTCAGCCGAATTGATGCTTCTCAGGCTTTGTTTGATGCAGAGCTTGCTATGGCTGGGGAGAACTACGCGCGAAGAGAAGAGGCTTATCTTGCTCACGTAGAGCGAATGAATAATATTGAGACCAACTATCAAATGTCATCAATGCAACTTCAAGCCAGATACGGAGAAGATATCACAGGCTCGATGGCTACGATGTTTAAGGCTATGGGTGGTGAGCAATCAAAAGGCTACCAGGTGATGTACTCAATTTCTAGAGGATTTGCAGCTGCTCAAGCAGCAATCTCTATGGTTACAAACATCGCCAAGGCTTCAGAAATCGGCTTCCCTCAAAACATTCCCATGATTGCAGGGGCAATGGCACAAGGTGCATCGATAATGGCTATGTTAAGTGGAGCTCAAGAACCTTCAGGCTTCAAATCCGGCGGCTACACAGGCAACTACGGTGTAAACCAAGAAGCAGGCGTGGTGCATGGTCAAGAGTATGTATTAAACGCTGCAGCAACTCGTCGTGTCGGTGTTGATACCTTAAACGCCATCAACAACGGTGGAACTATCCAAGCTGAGAAGCAAGCACAGGCGAATGTAAAGGCACAATCTCAATCACCTCAAATCATTGATAACCAGCTACGAGTTGTAATGGTTAAAGATGAGAGTGAGGCTAAAGATATGCTGTATGGGCCTGATGGTGAAAAGGCATTTCTTTATCACATGAAGCGGAACAAAAGTAAATTTGCATAAGCCTACTTCGGTGGGTTTTATTTTTATCAATTTCAGGAATTTAAAATGAAAACATTAATTGCGTTTGGTGTGGGTATTGCTCTTGGGTTTTGCCTTAAAAAGGCAGAGAAGGCTAAAGAGTCAAAATTCATCATAGTTGATGATCGTGATTCTATTGGTGAACATCTGTTTAGTGATGAAGGTAAAGAGGCTTTTAGGAAATATCTTGAGAAAAATAAAAACAACCTATAAAACCGATCCAATCAAGGGTGTTAAGCGGAAAGTATATTTTATTGTTTTTCTGAACGAGAACTTAACGTATACTTTCTCAAAATTTATAATAATTTGTGAATTTTAAATATGTCCTCACCTTTACCGCAAACTAAGCTTAATGAAGTTATTGAATACTTTGGAGCGCCAGGGTTAAAAGACTTTCGGGCATTTAGCTTGGTAGGAAAAAAGAAAGTAGAGCTTAAGAAGGCCATGGCTTCTCTTCTCCCTAAAGATCCGATTTTTGCTCATACAGGACTGGGGGTTATATATATTTATGACAATCAGGAACAGCTTGCATTATCAGAATTTAAGTTGGCATATGAAAAATCTGGAGGTGGGACAGCTCAATCAATGCACTTTGCGAATGCTTTATTTATATATGGCAAGTATGAAGACGCAATCGAAATATATTTAGAAGTTATTAAAAATAATAGAAATGATAAAAATCTATTCGTTCAGATTATTAAAAGATTCTCAGATTTCTGTTTTTTTGATGAGCTAGAAAAAGTTCTTGAAATTTCCTATATTTCAAGAGAATTGCCCGCTAATTCAGAGTCCGATATTACTGATGCATATCAACTTAAAGAATTCTTGGATACGTTTGGTATACCTAAGGAATTCTATAGAGATATTAGAGGCTCCATAGATCGAGTGTACTATGAGTTTTTTTCGCTGCCTACAACTTCAGATGTAACTACATATCTTGATTGGGAGTTGCAAAGCTACACATTTACATCTGATATTGACAGTGATTTATTGATAGACATTCCAAATACAATAGCTGATATGAATGACTGCCTTCAAGACCTCCTTGTGGATGTTTATGAGAAACATGGAATTCGCTTTGGTTCCAATCAAGATCGAATAACTGTTTACTTCAATTTGGTTTCTAAGGATTTGAAATGAAAATTGAAGAAATTGAATCTATTGCTATTGCCTTGGAGGAGCTTGAAATAAATGGTACCTGTAAAGAAGCAATACAGCGCACAAGTTGCAGCAAACATTACTATCATCTCTTCCATGTTGTGACGGTATTTTTCCAAGCTAAATTTGAAGAATTCTACAAATCTAGTGGTGGTGCAACTCATAAAGCTATAAGAGTTTGTTGTGAGCTTCTAGCTGAGCACTTTAATGATAAAGATTTTAAAAAATTAGCTTTAAAACTTAAGACATTGCACGATATAAGAGTTTCTGCTGATTATCGTTTAGTGGACAATTTTAATGCGAATAATTTATTGGTGATGAAGAATGAAAAAAATAGGGCAATCTTATTAATCGAATCACTGCACAATAAGTATTCTGCAAACCTATCAAAACAGGCTTAAGAAAAATAGAAAAAGCCGACCCAATACGAGGTCGGCTTTTTAATACCTGAAATTCGAGGACAAAATGAAAATACAAACATCATATGGCGAGGTGCACGTATTAACAAATTGCCCTCTATTGAGTTCAACCGAGCGCCTGGAGTGGATGACTGAAGTTCATGAGGCGGATGATGGTAGTGAAGAGCGCTATCCGCTGCGCGACACACCCCGGCAGATTCTAAGCTTTAACTACACACAGATGCGTAAAGCCATGGGCGATATGTTCCATATGCTGTCTGCAAATTTACGCGGGCAGTGGGGTATTCCGCTGCGACAGGTTAAACGAGTCATTCCTGATATGGTGGATGATGACTACATCATTCTCGATACGACAACCACCATAGCCGACCTTAGAGTCGGTTTTGCTTTTATTGAGAGCAAGGAAGGTGGTCAGGTTGTCGAGATTACTGAACGCGGTCGCTACATCATTATCCAGGAAGAAATTAGAGATCCTGAAACCGATGAGATTATTCAGGAATTAGAAACTGAATATCAAGACGGCTTTCGCTTAGCTGCAAATATTACCACGACCAATGCAGTGATGATGCCGCTACGGATCTGCATCATTGATGGCGATGCTTCAATTAATGCCGGTGGTTTTTGGTCCAATGCATCAATGGTTTTTCGTGTACTGGCAGAGGATTTGCCAGAACATTCTGGTGATGTTCCGGACCAGTACAAAGACCAGGATATTTACTTTAAGCCTTTGCTGCTGAATGGCGACTCTATCGAAATTACCATGAGTCAGCATCAAAACGTAGTTGATAATGATGTTGGTGGCTTTCAGTCATTTACTCATCACGCCAAAGCCAAGCAGTCCAAGCCGTTTAAGTCACTTATTCGAAGCTGGGATGAGTTCCAGGAATTTAGACGATTCCTGTTTCGTCGCGGTGGCCGTTATCGTCCATTCTGGTTGCCGCTATATGAGCGACATTTAAATATTTTAAACACTGGCAATATCGCCACCAGCTTAAGCACCAATACCAAATATCTGGTTGAAGTTGGCCGGAATTACATTGCAGTGAAGCGTAAGAATGGCACTTGGACAGCGCATGAAATTACTGCGCGAACTGGTGGCTCATTAACGATTTCACCTGCCATCAATGCCCAGCGCAATGATATTCAAACCATCTGTTATATGGGGCTTTATCGCTTTGATGCCGACCAGATTGAGTTTCAATTTTTAGGTGTCGGTATTTCTCAAGTCACCATTCCCATTCTGGAGTTAGAAAGCTAATGGATATCAAAGTTGAGCTTTATCAATTCAAGCATGGGGATAAAGTCTGGTATTTCACTAATCATCGAAAGGATGTCAATCATGGTGGAATTACATATAAATCGGTGCGCGGGTTAGACCGGGAATCGATTGAGGATGCCGACATTGACAAGTGCGAGATTGAAGTCACTTTCCCTCAAGGCGGCTTTAAGAACGAAGCTGGTGACAACTTCACCAGTATCTTCCTAAACAAGATTTACTTTGAATCGGTTTATCTCACCATTCTTGAGCTTGAACAGAATGAAACGCTGGTTCTGTTTATGGGCCGTGTAACTCAGCCGAAATTCAATGATTCAGAAGACACTATGAGCCTGGTGTGCTCAACCGGTGAATCTTATCTAAACCGGACCATCCTGACGCGTAAGTTTCAGAAAACCTGTCCGAATTCCATTTATGACCGCTGGTGTGGTTTGAAATTTGAAGACTGGGCGTTTGATGTGACCGTAACAGCAATCAATGGTCTGACAATCACATTCACGGTAAATCCAACTCAAGTCAAAGATGCAGAAGGCAATCTGGTCTTTGAGCAGATTCCTGTTCTGGATGAGCTGGGGCAACCGGTTTTAGATGGAAATGGTCTACCAACTTATACCAATGGTGATCCAGTCATGGAAACCAAAACCTATGAGGCTGGTTATCTCAACCGTGGACTGTTTAAAAAGCTCGGTGTTTATACCTTCATTGTTGGGAATACCCCAAATTCAGTGACTTTATATCGTGAGCATGTGGGCTTAAAAGTGGGTGATGTAATCCAGCTGGCACCCGGGTGTGACCAGTCCCTTAAAACCTGTGATTCAACATTCAATAATGCTGCCCGATTTGCCGGGCATCCCTATATACCGAGTGAAAATCCGGTGATGACACAATTAATTAAGTAGGTGTGAAATGGTTGTCCCATTATGGCTTATCTATGCAGCAGTAGCATTTGCGGCTGCAATAGCGGTTTACTCTTATGTTCAAATGCGCAAAATGCAGAAGAAAAATGGTCAGTCTGCTAATCAGCTGGATGGAACGATTGCAGATGAAGGTACCTCATTTAGCGACATTGCCGGCAGTCCACATATGTATGGAAACATCACTCATCTCTGGGGCAAAAGCACCACCCCGATTAAATCCAATGGCGGTAAATAATGAGAATTTACATGTCTGATTTACGAAAAGCCAAAATGTGTGCTCGCGGATCGCGGGCATTTTTTTTGTCTCAAGGTTGGGATTGGCAGGATTTTTTGGCAAATGGCATTGATCTTGAAGTTGTAAAAGCATCAAAGGATGCCATGGCTTTGCAGATTGTAGAGGTGGTAGAAAATGGGCGGAAGTAGTGATCAGGTTATTGGTTATCGGTATTTCACAAATTTGCTTTTATTTATTGGCAATCCAATCGAAAAAATGCTTGGCATTAACTTCGATAAGCGCGGATGGCATACACCATTAATTGATAAAATGGGTAATCCTTTACAGCAGGGGTCTATTAGCCAGCCGTATCTATATGGTGAAAATGAAGGCGGGGTTGCTGGTGTAGTTCATGCCCGCTATGGCACAGATGACCAAGAAGTATTGCCATTTTATAAGGAATATATGGAGTCGAAAGGATTGCAGGCATCTGCATATCCATTTCAATCATATTTAGCCTTTACAGGGCTGGGCAAGGTCAATACAGGTAATGGCTGGATAGATGGTGCTTTTGGTGCATTGGCAGGCTACATGAATGAAGCATTTTACGTCGGTAACTCGGGCTACATGAAAGAAATGCTGCTATGGCCAAGCCGGATTCATGTTCGAAATGATGGCAGGCCGCAGTGGTATGATGCGAAAGCTGAAATTTCCGACTTCATAATGCCTGACAACCTTCCAAGCTGGGCTGATTTCTATGATTCATCTTATACAGCAGACTATAGACTGATAGATGGTACTACTGTGTCTAGTAGTGGCTTGGTTAAAAATGGATTCGGCTTAAACTTTGGGGATAATCCCGAAATAGGAGATTCCTTTGGTGGCACCATTCAATTCAATACCGGTGGTCATATATATTGTTTTTTTGCAACGCAAACGAATAATATTAAAGTAGATTTACCACCAGACATCACTGTTTCGAAAACTATTTTATACAATCAAAATAAAAGTATTGGTTCGGATCTTTTTCAGACTATTTGCTATTTAGAGATAGCATCTACCGGAGGTTTTATTGTAGATGTTTCATCTTCTATGAGTGATGGATTAGCTCGATCATTAATCACTTCAAGATTTAGTTCAGAGCCATTTGCTGAATCTCCGCCACCTCACGGAATAGATATCAATCCAATCCATAAAATTCGCGAAATTCTTACTGATGACACAGCGATGAATAAGCCTGAAACATCGGTAAATGATGTGAATTTTATAAGAGCTGCAGATCGAATTTATGATGAAGGATTGGGTATTTCATGTGTATTTACAGAAAAAAACTGCCTGGATGCGATTAATGAGATTTGTTATCACATTGAAGCCGGTATTCGCGTCAACCGTCAAACCGGTCTTTATGAAATGGTGTTGTTCCGGGATGACTGGTTTGAAGAAAATGAGATTCACACCATTGCCGAAAACAAGATCAAAAAAGGTAGCATGCAGTATGAAATTACCAATGCTGATGAGGTGGTGAATAAGCTAAACGTAAACTACTACGACCGGGAAAATATTAAGAACTCATCTTTTTCTCTTTCTGAAAGTGGCCTGATACAAACATTAGGTCGTGAAAATGCTGAAACAGTAGATTTTCCATATTTCATGAAAATGCGCAATGCGGAAATTGTTGCAAACTGGAAACTTAAAATACTTTCAACGGGCGTTTTAAAGGGTTCATTCACAACAGGCTGGCGTGAAGCGCGGAAATGGAATCGTTATGACCTGATCCGTTTGCCATGGTCTAGGCGCTGGGCTGAGCCTATCGTAGTGTGCATCATGAATATCAAACTTGGCGGCCCAACTTCTAATGAGGTTTCTATTGAGTGGGTTGAGGTTGTTCCATCCACAGGCATGATGAATACAACCATTGCTGCTGATAATCCAATTGATACACAACCCGAAGCAGCAAAATCATGTAAAGCAAAAGTTTTTGAGCTTCCTTATTTTGAGGCTGTTCAGGCATTTGGTGAGCGTGAAGTTGAGATCGAACTTGCTGATAATCCAGAAGTGGGTTATTTGTGTGCTATAGCTGAAAAGCCTCAAAACAACTCGCTAAATGCTGCTTTGCATGTGGATAATGGAAACGGGTTCGAACGTGTCGCAACAGTTAATTACTGTGAAACTGCTTATTTAGATCAAACTATTGATCGTATAAGCAGCACATTTGTAGTTAAAAATGTTGGAAATATTGCGTCTGTGCGAGTTGGCAGTCAGATTTTCATCAATGATGAGACGATGGTTTATCAATCTTATGATGCTGAAACCAAGGTTTTAACTGTGAAGCGCGGAGCGTTTGGGGTACCGCAAATTCACACTGCTAATTCAATTCTGTATTTTGCTGATGACTTTATCGCTGTAGGCCAAACGCTCTATGTTGATGGTGAAATCGTTGAAGCAAAAGTATTGACTACAACTCCAAGTGGGGTGCTTGCTTTGGTTGATGCCGCAACACATGTGGTTGAATTCAATGCTCGCGCAATCCGACCTTATCCACCAGCTAATGTAAAAATTAATGGTGAATATTGGCCCCTATTTATTGATGAGCATCTAACTTTAACCTGGGCACACCGTAACCGTGTGCAGCAAACAGGCGGGCATATTTTAGGATGGTTTGATGGAGGCGTAACTCCTGAAGCTGGTGTCACCTATACGGTTAAAATTTATGATGATGAGACGGATCTGACTATTCATGAAGTTTCTGAAATTACAGCAAGCAATGTCGTGATTGATGCGCAATTTTTAGCACCAAGAACAAGACTTGAACTATTTTCTGTCCGCGGTGGTTATGAATCTTTTCATAAATTTATACATGTATTTGCTACTGAAGCTTTAGATGCACCCTACAACTTGAAATTACTTTATATCGCCGATTTGCAAGCACCTTATGATTTGAATCTGGAGTACTTATAATGCCGTCAATTCGTGCAACAGCATCACATGATGGTGGTGCTGAAAGTTTTAACTTATATCGTGACACTGTTGCTATTGATCCGCTCAATCCACCGACACCAATCGCAACAGGACTTTTAGCGTGTGATTATACAGATACAACTGTAGTGGACGGCAACACGTATCACTATGCATTTGCTGCTGTTCGTGGTGCTGAGCTTTCTTTTAGTCAAAGTAAATCAATCTATGCTGATTCTATTCTCGCAAAACGTGTCATTGCTTTAACTTTTGATGCTTTATTTGAAGATAATGGGGTGACTCAACCGACATGGGGGTGGAGTGCAATTTTACCGACTTATGAAAATGATTATGCGGTTTTTGATGGTACTCCATATGTTGATGTTTTAAGTGATGCCTTAAATTTCGGGACCAAGGATTTTACGTTTGAGTTGGAAATATATCCTACAAATTTAACATCATATCGCATGTTACTTGGGGCAAAACAATATACGCCCTATGTTCAATATGGCTTTAATGGTTCACAATTGTTTTTCAATGATCAATACAATAATGTCTCATTAAACTGTTCTTATTCATTTTCTATCAACAACTGGTACAACATTAAACTATCCAGAAATGGAAACACACTGAGTTATAGGGTTAATGATGTGCTTGTGGACTCAATAGATATCACTGGAAAAAATGTAAATCTAAATGTTGGAGGCTGTCGTTTCTTTGGGATTAACTGGTCATCAACAGCCGGATTTATAGGGCGATGCAGGAAGCTAAATATTTTTAAAGGCATTTATGTTTAATAACACCCAATCGGGTGCTTTTTTATTGTCAAAATTTAGGGGGCGGCATGTCTGAAGAAACATACGGAATCAGACTCGAAAAGAAAATTGACAATATGCAGTCAGATATCCGCATGTTGTCAGATCACGTAACGCGCTTGACTTTTATTAATGAGGCTCACAAAGAAACCAGTGAACAGAACAGAAAAGAGATTGATGCGCTCGATATTAAAGTTTTAGCGCTTGATAAAAAATCAGCATCTCAGGATGGTGGTATTTCCATGCTTCGCTATTTGCTGGGTGCATGTGGGGGAATCATTGTGGCCGCTTGCTTTTGGGTGGGATCTTCAATTATTCAACTTTCAAAAGACACTTCATTACTTAATGAAAAACTTACACGACTCGAAACTGACGTTCAAAACTATAGGGGTTACAAATGAAATTAATTGAAGATTGGAAACAGGCTTGGAAACTCAAGTCGGTACAAGTAGGCGCAATTAGCGCCTTTTTTTACGCCTTTATGTATGCAGCTTTTGAATTGCTGTGGCAGTTTGGCACATATTTTCCACAAGTGTGGGCTGTGGTGCCGGAAGAAATTAAGCAGTTGTTGCCACATTCATGGGTAGCTTGGTTAGGTTTTTTAAGCAGTGTTTTGGGTATTTTTGCACGATTAAAAGCACAACCGGAATTGCATGGTGATAACGATGACTAAAAAAATAACGAATGATCAAATTGCGGCACAGGCCAAGGCACTCGGTATTGAAGTTGCTGCCTTAAAAGCAGTAATGGAAGTTGAGTGCAAGGGGTCGGGTTTTAATACGGATGGCTCGCCAGTTATTCTTTTTGAACGTCATAAATTCTATGAAGGTTTGCGAGCAATAAACTGGATTACCAAATCAAATGAATGGTCTCAACAATACCCCGACCTTTGCAATCCATCACCAGGTGGCTACGGTAAATTTTCAGAACAGCACAATAAACTGGAAAGAGCATCAAAGCTGAATCGTGATGTGGCGCTTGAATCATGCTCATGGGGATTGGGTCAGGTGATGGGATATCACTGGAAAGCTTTGGGCTACTCAACTTTGCAAATGTTCATTAATGCTATGTACAAGGATGAAGCCTCACAGCTTGATGCCATGTGCCGATACATCAAAGTAAATAATCTTGTGAATGCTCTAAAAAATAAGGACTGGAAAGCGTTTGCGAGAGGTTACAACGGCAGAAATTATGCGATTAATAAATATGATGTGAAGTTAGCTGATGCGTATAAAAAAGCCCTCAAGTGAGGGCTATTCTAGTCCCGAATTCTAGTCTCCATTTAGTCCAACCTGTTCGCAATCTCGCTTGCAGTGGCATTGTAATAAATCATAAGACTTCTTAAATCCTTGTGACCAATCATCCGCGCTAAATCTAATACTTCCAATTTTTGAGCAAGCCTAGTGCATGCTTCATGTCTTGAGTCGTGAAAATGTAAATCGTCTATTTCACACTTATCTCGCAACTTCCTCCAAAGCGTATCAAAACTAGAATCTTTCACTGTGAATACCTGGTGAGTGCTTAAACCTTTCATTAATTCAAGCAACTCAACTGCACGTTTTGACAGTGGCACATGCCGCTTAGTTCCGTTTTTGGTTTCATTCAAAGCCACATATCTGTTTTTTAAATAAACTCGGTCCCAAGTTAAACCACGAATTTCTCCAGCACGCATTGCGGTTTCAATCGCCAGTAGAAAAGCAATCATAATTTGCTGTGTAAAGTTCCCGGGTGTTTGTTCGTTAAAATCAGCAGCAAGACAAAGCCTGTAAATTTCATCTTCCGATATACGCCTGTCTCTATGCGCGGGCGGTGGTGGCATCTTTAAATCACTCATTGGTGAATCATAAACCCACTTCCATTCTGTGCGAGCAACAGTGAACAGGGCAGATAAAATATTGCCTTCACGCCTAACAGATGCAGGCTTAACACTTTTAAGCCTTGAATCTCGCCACACCACAAAATCATCAGTCGTAATTTTAGCAATGTGCTTTTTTGCAATCTTTGGAAAGTTTTTTTGAAATGCTCTAAAGCGTTTTATCTCGGCATCGCAACCTTTGTGCTTTGGGCACACTTCTTCTATATATCTATCAATTGCACAATTTAATGTATAATCAGGAAGCTTTCCGCGTGATAACTCTCTTAATTCAGTTTCACGTTTTGATGCCCATGCGCGAGCCTGAGTCTTAGTATCGAATGTCGCACTTTCCCGAGTACCATTCACACTAATCTCAACTCGCCAGGCATTACCCCTTTGTCTAAAGGTGGCCAT